TGGCGCGTGCATTAGCAAATGACACGGACTCGATTACAGGGACTACCGGCGATACGGGGTTATACGAAGCCGTCAAGCTCGGAGAACTCGAAGTCAAGTACAACACTTCTAGCCAAGCTACTGGAACTGTCAATAACGTATTCGACGTTTACCCTTGGCTGCAGTCTTATCTTGGTGCTTATTGCCTTGGAGGCTCTGGCTCTTATCAAGTTCGTACTGTGAGAGGTTGAGATGCCAGGAGCACTAGACAGTTTATTTAAGAACGTTGCTAAATCAGTTGTAGCTGATCTAGGCAAATCCCTTGACACGACAGTGATCTACACGCGTAAAGCATCGCCAGTTTATAACACCAGCACTGGTGCGTTGACGACGACTGACACGTCTTACTCCTTTGACGCACCAATCGAGTTTGTTGATTCTGAAGAAGAAGAGGGCCGCGAAGAGCGCAAAGCACGTTTATACATCACCCCCGATCAGATTGGGGACAACCAACCTACTTTTGAGGACGAAGTAAGCATCAAGTACGCGGGCTCCAATCGTGCTGCTCAGATAACAGATGTTCGCAGTTACAAAGGTGGGCAAGAGTATCTGTTTATTTTATTGGTGCGGTTCTGATGGCCGGAAGCGTTAGCAATCAAATCGAAGCCGAAGTCCAAGCTCATTTGCAACAAAGTTACAACAGGCTAATTGCAACCATCATGAGGCGTCTTGCTACTAAAAAACGAAGTCCCGTTTATACTGGTTTTTTTGCATCAAGTTGGAAAGTAAATACTTCTCCAATTGTTGCCAAGGATAAAGTGGAAGATTTTTCGCCGTGGTCTGAGATTAGGCAGCGCAAAGCAAAAGACCCTAAAAGTAAAGAATACAAAATTGACCAAAGATTTTACCCTCCTAGCAAAGCTTATAGCTACAAGAGACGTGTTTATATTGGTAATACGGCTGAATATTCAATTTACGCTTTAGAAAGCGGTAAAGTCCAGCAGTTTGTGCAAGGGCCTGAAATGAAGGCTTTAGTCGATGCAGCGTTTAAAGAACGCAAGACCAGTATTTCTGTAGGGTCTCGACAAGGTGTTGGCACGTTTGGGACACAAGCCGGTTCGATTTATACTGGCTATACCGAGCTGTAACCATGACCTTAGTTAACGCCAGAGCAGCTTTTGAAAAAGCAGTTACTGACGCTGTTGTAGCAGCCGACAACACCGTGTTGATGAAATACGACAACGTTGCATTTATAGCCCCCGGCAAAACTAAAAAATATATCTTGATGACTGTTAGTTTTGGACAATCAACACTTCAGAGCCAAGGAGCAGCGCAAGACTATTACGCTGGAACAATCCAATGTAACGTTTATGTCCCAAAATCTGAGGGAACGTCGGTTTTAGCAGCAATTAGCGAGTCTGTTATTGACGGCTTGACTTCAGTCAATGCCAGTGGCTATGTAGACGCTTTCAACACCAAGCCTAGAGTGCTAGACATTATTGGTCCTACTTCGTTGGATATTGAGGACAGATCGCACTTTGTCGGCGTAATTTCTTGCCAATTTACTGCTACGGCGTAGTATTGTATTAAGAACACGTCGGTCTTTCATGCGGGCTACAGAGCTTCTTCGTAACAAATTTGGTGTAAGTCAGCTTTATAAGCATGAAGTGAAGCAAGACGGTGAGACGGTGTTAGAGGTCTACTGGCACCCTCTGACTATTGCCGAGCGTGAATCGATCCAAAAAAGTGCTGATTCTGAGGACGCAGGTGATTTTGCTCTTGGGATGATGATCCGAAAAGCATTAGATGCTGACGGCAAGCGTTTGTTCCAGGACGGCGAAAGGGCTGTTTTGAAAAATTCTGTCGAAGCTTCTGTTCTGCAAGAGATTCAGTTGGCCATGCTGTCTTCTGGGGCGGACAGCAAGGTGGAGGAAGCGAAAGCAGAGCTAAAAAGCTAATGGCGATTGGTTCTTCATCTATGCGTTAGCGAAGGAACTGGGCATGACTGTCGCCCAGCTTTCACAGACTTTGACGCAAGAAGAATTAATTGGGTGGGCAGCGTTCTTTGAGTTAAAAAACGAACGAGAGGAGAAGTCGGTTCAGCAAGCAAAAGTTTCAGGCAAGGCGCAAACAATGTCTAGGCGGTAAGATTAGGTGAGGTAGCTGTCAAACCGTGTCAGATTTTGGGATCAATCTTAATCTGAACCTTAAGGGTGAGCAGAAATTTCAACGAGCAATAAGAACTGTTCAGCAGCTGGAGGCTGCTTTAGCAAGAGCTGGCAAGGAATTAGATCTTTCAGGGAAACTGCCTGGCAGGGGTGGAGAGGCCGACAAGATTGGAACAACTACAAAGAAATTAAACGATCTTGCCACAAAGCTTATTCGCACTGGCAATTCAGGCAAAAAAACGCAAGCCGGAATTGCTGACCTTGTTTCTACCTTTAGATCGCTTTCTTCCATTAGCGATACAACAAAAAGTTCGTTTAAAAATTTTGTTGAGGCAACTGTTCTAGCTGAAAGAGAGGTACGCAAACTTGCTAGGGCTGAAGAAGATGTTCGACGTGCGTTTCTTGGGATGCAAACTCTTGAGCAACGTGAAAGACAGGTAGAAGGTCGGCAAAATAAACTTAGAATTTTACGAACACAAAAAAATCTTAAAGAACAAGAGGCAAGAGCTAGAAACGAAAACGCTAAAGCTGCCAAAAGGGAGGCTGATGCTCTTGCAAGAGTTGATCGGCAAGCCAAGCAGGAACGCAGGAGAAAGCTTACCGATATTGGTACGGGCATTGGCTTCCCTTTATTGTTCGGTGGCGGGCCAGGTTCTGTAATTGGGGGTGGCGTCGGCGGTGCGCTTGGAGGGCTCGGTGGGAGTGTTTTCTTTGGTGCTATTGGCCAACAGCTTGATAAAGCAGCTGCAGCTGCAAACACATTTGCAATAGAGGCAACTAAGGCTTCAACTTCTATAGGAACTCTTGTTGAAAAATTTGGAATAGCCGGAACTGGCCCGGCTGCGTCACTTGGTTTTGCGGAAACATTGGGAATTGGTGGGGCTGCACGTGCCGCTGCTGGAGGAAGCTTGTTTGGGATTGTTGGAGAAGAAGGAGTTAAAAGTATTAAGGAGCTGGGACGCTCCGCTGAAGACTCAGCTAATGCCTTGAGCCGATTTGGCGCGGCTACAACGGCAGCTTTTGCCCCTTTACTGACTAGCCTCAATGATTTAACAACAGGTTTATTTGGCGGCATATCTAAACCTGAACAATTAAAACGTGCTGAAGAGCAAGCTGGCAAACCTTCTGCAGCTATCACGGGTGTAGGCGCTGGCGCGCGAGCAGAGTTTGAGGCTGCAAGGCGCGCAAGACTCGCTGAAACAGTTGAAACCTTGGGGCAAGACCCGGAGGTTAAAGCTTATTTAGAACTAGAAACAAAAATAAACAAAGTAGTTAAAGACAGAACAGATCTAGCCAGGCAAGGCGCAGAATTGGAAAAAGGTCGGCTAAACGCTCGTCGCGATGTTTTTGCGGTTGAACAAGGCAACCTAGCGATTAAAGGACAACAAAATAAATTAGATATACTTGAAATCCAACTTCAAGGTGTTTTGTCCGAGGCTAAAAGAAGAGAGTTGACGCTAGAGCAAAGTTTAACCAAGGAAGCAATAAGGCAATCAGAAGCCGCTCGCGAAAATGCTCGCATTGCAGCAGAGCGCCAAATAGAAAAGGAACAAATTTCAAGTGCTGCAAAAAGAATTCAATCTATAACTAATATTCAAAAAGCAGAATTAAGCTTGCAAAAAATAACGCAAGGGAGGTTTGCTTTTTACGAAGAAGACTTGGACATGTTAGACACAGAGCTTGATCGCAAGCAAGCGACTTTAGAGCTTGAAAGAAAGAGTGCTTTAATCGGAGTAACAGAGTTGGAAAGGCGAAGTGCTATAAACAGAGAGTACGATCTGCAAACAGATTTACTGGAAAAACAGTATTATCTAAATGTTGCTAATAGAGAACAGCAGCAGGGTTCTTACAACATAGCTCGTCTTCAAGTGCAGCAAGCCTTGCAGCTTCAAAGTATCGAAGCAAAAATTGCTGCTGATCGTGCGGTTAGGTCCACAGATCCTTCTGCTCAATTGAGCACGATGGGTGCGGGATTAGGCTTTTTTGCTGACAGTGCCGCTCTAGAAAACGAGCAAGCTCTTTTGTTTATTGAAAACTTAGACCTGATGAGTTCTAAGTTAAAAGATGTTCAGGACCAGATAGAGCAGGGTAGCCAAATTGGGTCTAATATTGGGGAAGACGGTTTAAAGAAACTTAGAGATCAAGAAGATATTATAAAAAATCAAATTTCACTATTTAAAGAGTACCAGCCAGCAATTGATGAGGCTGCTTTAGCTCAAGCACGTTTTAGCGATGCACTCGCATTTACCAGCCCAGTTGTCGATAGTTTGTTTAATAATTTACAGCAGGTTGTTGCGGGTACTAAGAGCGCTAAAGAAGCTTTTGCTGACTTCTTGATGACAGTTGCTGATCTTTTGATGGAGACAGCCACGCAAATGATCGCAACTTATATCGCGATCGGCATTGCACGCGCCTTCGCTGGAATGGGTGATTTTAATAGTGCTGCTGCTAGTCCCGGAGGTTCTGCTGGCGTTAAGGGTATTGGTGGTGGCATGACCAACCCCTTTGGCAATACCAGTTCGTTTGGTGCTGCTACGTCTTTGCCTATGGCAGAAGGCGGCTACGTCAACAAGCCAACCAACGCATTAATTGGTGAAGGCGGCGAGCCTGAGTACGTCATCCCAGCATCCAAAATGCGTGAAAGCATGGCCCGTTATTCGCGCGGTTCACGAGGTGGTGGTGTTATTCCTTCTGATGGTGGATCGTCTGCATCAGGTGATGGTGGCGTTGCAGTTGCCGCACCAATCGACGTTCGCTACACCGTGGAACGTATCAACAGCGTTGACTATGTAACCGCTGATCAATTCCAAAGTGGAATGCAAAGTGCAGCGGCACAAGGCGCACAACGCGGTGAACAGAACACGCTAAAACGACTACAGATGAGCGGTAGCACCCGCAAGAGAATCGGCTTATGACAAGTTTTGCTTTTGGCCATGCGCTACGAATAAAGCCTGAGCAAACAGAGCTTTATCGTTTTCAGAACTTCTTTATCGGCAAAGAGATTACGCACCGAAGTCCCTTGCAGCGTAAAGACAATTTGCCTGGCTCAAATTACATCTTTGTGCCCTTCGGCTTTTCTGGTGTCACTGTTAACCGCACAGGCGACGGCTTAGAAGCAACGCTTGTTTTCCCAAATAACAGCCTGGCGCGTAACTGGGGCGTCAGTGCAATTGAGGGCACTTGGGTCATGGAAGTTGACGTGTTGATTATCGAAGACCCTGATCCTGATACAGGTTTATCAACGGAAAGCGAAATCGTTCATACCTACACAGGCCAAGTAACAAGCGGGCAATGGGACAACACGTCTTTGAACCTGGAGCTGAGTTCGGTATTGGATGCTGTTGGAACGGACGTGCCAAGGCGTTCGTTGACGAATCGGGTTGTGGGTAACTTGCCTATTAGCAATAATGTCCGGCTGCGCTGATCTCATTGGGATGCCGTATCGGCTAGGCGCTGACGGCAGCGATGGTCATATTGACTGCATTCACCTTTGCTACAAGGCTTTAGGGCACATCGGCATTGACCCGCCACCGTTTAAGCAGTCCTGGTACGAAGCGAGCAAATGGGAAGTATCGCGTGATTTATTGAAGTGGGGTTTTCGGGTCAAGAAGCCTGAGTATGATGGGGATATTCTGCTGTTACCGCAGCAATCCTGGGCATTCGCAGTCACATGGCAGACGGGAATCTTGTACGTCAACAGGGGAATGGAAA